CAGCCCAACAATATGAGTGAGTTTTACAGAGGCGGCGATCGGGTTCCGTCTGTAAATACGACTGTCCCGACGGCTGGACTGATCAATCTGACTGATTTTTATAATTGCGTAAACGAGATCGGCGTGACGGCTTCGAACGCGACAAACGTATCCCTTGCCAGCGCGTTTTCCTCAAACTGGACTGTTAACGTCCCGAAAAGATATACCGTACCCAACGGAGTCACAATCGGAGGCACTGGAGGGACCGCCGCTATTACTTGCGAGAGCAATATGGCTGGGACGCTTATCATCGAGGTTACCGGATCGGTTATCGGAACAGGCGGGGCAGCAGGCGGAGCGGGTGGCAACGCAATCGCAAATGCAGTGAGTGGAGTCACTCTCACAGTAAATAACAACGGTCTGGTCGCAGGCGGGGGCGGAGGTGGCGGCACTGGTGGCGTGGGTGGAAATGGCTCATATACAAGCACATCTACGTTAGGGCCATACAATTCCTTCAGCTCTCATGTGCATGGTGCAATTTGGACAACCTATCCTTATTCTAGTGGCACTTCAGTTTATATACGATTTAATTATTCTTTAGTTTTTAGTGGCACAGGTTCATTCAGTAGTTACACATCAGGCAGCCATACATATAACAGAGGTTCCTATAACGGGCTGGGCGGAGGCAACAACGATGTGGCTCACTGGAATATAAGCCGCACAACTAGCTCCACATCAACCTCAAGTGGTGGTTCTGGTGGTGCTGGTGGGGCTGGTCAGGGATATAATCAAAATAACACCTCCGGATCTGCTGGTGCGTCGGGCGGCACTAATGCCGGTGCTGGTGGCACCGGTGGAGCAGGTGGCACCTATGGAAATGCAGGTGGCACCGGTGGCACCGGAGCTAATGGCAATGCATCAAACGGTTCAGCCGGATCTTCTGGCGGTGCGGCTGGTGCGGCGGTAAGCGGAACGGCTCTCGCCGCTTACACCAACAACGGCACTGTAAACGGCACCGTTGCAACCTAATCCTTAACTCAGATTGGAGAAGTGAAAGTGAAATATACTCTAAATTCAATTGACGATGGCGTCGCCAACGTTACCTATGCGGACGGCTCATGGGCCCAATTTGTTGTTACCAAAGATATGCAACAAGCGGATATCGACGATCTGGCATATCAATTTCAGCCAAAGACCGGAGAGGCTCCTTCCTTTTTGGTCAATCAAGTAGGCGTGCAGCGGGACGCAACCGAGAAGGCTGAAGAGGTAGAGGAGCCTGAAGAGTTTGTGGACGAGCGTCCAAAGTGGCTTCAAGAGAGAACGAAAGCCTACGGCTCACTTGAATCGCAGATCGAATATATAACCGAAAATGGTCTGGATAAGTGGCAGGCCCACGTTGCCAAAATAAAAGCCGACAATCCTAAAGAGTAGAGGCTAGATCATGAGCAAAGATAAATTTACAGACTACGACGCGACGGCGGCTAATAATACAGACGTTGGCGGCGTAAATCTGGCAGAAAATTCAATGCTGCCTTCTGACGTGAATGGGGCGTTTCGAGAGATTATGTCCCACTGCAAAGAGTTTGCTGAAGGCACCAACGCCATCAACTCAATCAAAATTCAAGATTATGAAATCACCGAGGATAGTAGCGGCAACTTGATCGTGAAGCATTCCAATACGACCATCGCTAAGTTGGAGTCGAATGGGAAATTGTCGGTCGCAAACGATCTCGTAGCGTTTGCCACTCTCTAGGAGCTTATTATGGCAATTAAGGCGTCCGGCGCGTTATCTATGCAATCTGACATTGTGGACGAGTTTGGCGGAACGGCTCCGCACGCAGTCTCTGAATATTATCGAGGCGGTTCGAACGTTCCGGATGTTGCGGGCAACAATACAATTGGCACATCAGGACTGATTGCGTTTGGCAATTTTTACAACTGCCTGAATGAGATTTTACAAGCTCTTTCAAACAGCACAAACGTGGATCTTTCCAGTATCTTTGGATCCGACTGGACAACCAGCGTCCCCAAGCGTTGCACCATAGCGGCTGGTGTTACGATTGGAGGCACAGGCGGAACGGCTGCCATAACCGTTCCATCAAATATGGGCGGCACGCTTTCGATTGTAATTACTGGGAGCGTCATAGGAACCGGTGGATCAGCTGGGGGAGCAGGCGGAGACGCTATATCCAACGCCGCATCTGGAGTTACGCTGATTATTGAATCTGGCGGCTTATGCGCCGGAGGCGGTGGAGGCGGTGGCACCGGTGGTACTGGTGGAGGTGGTCAATATAGCAGTTCATCTACCTCAGGCCCCGTTTATAGTTGGCCTTATGGAACAAGATATGTTTGGGCTGACCATTGGTATGGTTCTTTTAATTTTGTTGTTTGGGCTAATACTTTTTATTATTCATCAAGCTCAGGAAACCAAAGTTTTGCTAAATCAGGAAGTAGTCCAACCTATGACAACACTTATGAATCACGGATGTATGCCGTAACAAGAACAGTTACAAGCACCACAAATACAAGCGGTGGTGCTGGTGGATCCGGTGGAGTCGGACAAGGCTATAATCAAAGCAACACTTCTGGATCAGCGGGAGCCTCGGGTGGGACTAATGCGGGGGCAGGCGGAACTGGAGGATCCGGTAATACTTATGGCCTAGCTGGCAGCACTGGCGGAACCGGCGCGAACGGAAATGCAGGCAACGGAAGTGCGGGGGCGGCTGGCGGTGCAGCGGGGGCCGCACTGTCTGGGACCGCCGTGACCTTTACTAATAACGGAACGGTTCACGGGACGGTGGCTACATGATCGATGCTATGATGTTTTGGAATATAATCTTGACCCTTGTAATTGCACCCTTCTTTTGGGCGTTTCGACAAATGTATGCGGAGGTCAAACGCATACAAATACTCCTAAATCAAACCCGCGAAACTTATGCTCGGCGCGACGACGTCCGCGAGGACATCGCGGAGGTAAAAACCCATCTACATCGGATCGAGGACAAGCTCGACAAAGTTCTTACAAAATGAAAGTTAACTGGAATGCTGGACGTTTTGACGGTCATTGGGGTTCTCTCAACGACCCACAAAACCCTATCCGCTATGTTTGCGGCGGGGCGAGATATAGAGCAATGCGCTGGAGACCTTCATCGATGGTTTTCGGCTGCGCAGGATCTTGAGCAGCACGAACGCGAGGTCAAAAATCCTAGCAGTTTCAACAAAATTTTCAGAGGAAAAGAAATCGAAAGATCAGCTATTTCGATTTTTGCGGCAAAGAAAAAATACGAGCGTCAAAGGTTAGAACTTAAAAACTTTATAATTTCTCACCACGGCATAAAAGGCTGGGACGACCTTTTGAAGCTCGAAACCAAAATTAGGAAACAGCGAACTCAGGCGATTTACGCTCAACGAGAATTCAACCGGAAGCTCAAGGAGTGGCTGGTGATCATTGCGCTGCTTGCGTTGATGGTTGTTATTGTGATCGGCGTTTCGATTTTAGTGAAAGCGGGATATTAGATGGAAGATTTGATTGAAGTTTTATGTCGCCAGTTGTCGGAGCATGAAGGCAACCGGTTGAGCGTTTATGATGACGCTACCGGCAAGCCGATCGAGGCAGGAACAAAAGTTCAGGGGAATCCAACCATCGGAGTGGGAAGGCTTCTAACCAAGGATAACGGTATCAGCGAGGAGGAGAGTATTTACCTCCTAAAAAACGATTTGAAGTGGGTCGCGCAAAAGTCCGCGACTTATGATTTTTTCGATAGTTTGGATCCGGCTCGGCAACTCGTCATTTTGAATATGGTTTTTAATATGGGGTCGATCGATCATTGGCCTAAGTTTCGTGCCGCACTAGAAGTTGGTGATTACCAAGAGGCAGCCAAGGAGATGATGCTGTCAAATTGGAGTAATCAGGTGGGCCACCGCGCAGCCGTCCTTACAGAACAAATGAAAACAGGAGTGGTCAAATGATCGGGATACTTGGAAAGATTCTCGGCTCCGGCGACGTGGTTTCGAAGTCGCTACAATTAATCGATGATATGCATACCTCCTCGGAAGAGGAAATAAAGGCCAAGGCGGAGGCGAAGGCAAAGACGCTGGCGGCCTATGCCCCCTTTAAGATTGCCCAGAGGATGCTGGCGTTTATGTTTGGGTTCACCTATGTGGCCTGCTTTGTTTTGGTTTTGGGCATGACTCTTTCAGGGCGCGGCAACCCCGACGACGTCACAAAGGTTATGGATCAATTCAGTATAAACTACGCTATGCTTCTTATTTTGGGCTTTTATTTTGGGGGAGGAGCCGTGGAAGGATTCTTGGAAAATAGGGGCAAAAAACAAAAGTAATATTATTGCGCGGAAAAGTCTCTGTAAGCCATTGAATTTACAGCAACTCGCGACTCGACAGTCGAACTTTTGTCGAGTCGCTGAATCTCTGTCGAACTTTGTCGAACTTTTGTCGAGTCGCCGCGTAAGTGTTTGATTTTACAGGGCGGTCGTCAGGCTCATAACCTGAAGGTCGTAGGTTCAAATCCTACCCCCGCAACCAAAAACGCAAATATATCAGTAATTTAGAAAGACGCAATCCTTCGGGGTTGCGTCTTTTTTTTGTTCATGGCTTGGTGTCTATGTCGAGTTTTTTGGCGACGGTTAGTCAGGCACATTTCCTGAAACTAACCATTTTATGCTTTACTTATGCGCATAATTAACGCTATCCTGTCAGGGAGCAAACTTTTTTTTCGGAGGACATTGTGGAAGCTCAAGACTTTTTTGAACAAACCAAACACCAGATGCTAGAGATGCGGAACGTTTTTTACGCCTACAATTTGGGCGAGGAACTTTCGGCTGATCAAATCGAATTCCTAATCGAAGAGGCTAGCAGAATTTTGAATATGCTGCGCGCCGATTATTATTTGGAACACAAGAAAGCAGAAATCGACGGTTTAGTCGCCTCAGCCCTTTCTAAGTTGGAGGCATAAGATGAAAATCGAAATCGAAATCGACACAGTAGATATCGAGGC